AACTCGCCCAACCAGTGGCGGATCGGCGGGTATCTGGGGGACAACATCGCCTACTTCTACAAGACCGGCGGCGTTGACGGCATCTACACCCCCCACCCGCCGCACTGCACGGGCGACCCCGACGTCGCCCCCGCGACCGTCTCCTGGTGGTCCTATGTCGATCCCATCACCTACAACGACCGCCCCATCCTTACGGCGGTTGTAGAATACATGCTTGATGATTCATGATCAAGGAAGAAGCTAAAACAACTCTATTTGATCTGTCTGGGAGGACATTGTCGTGAAATTGCTCAATGCCGAGGTACGGAGCAAAGCTCGAACTGTGGTCGCCCCACGTGAATCGGAGGTGTTCGAGATTCGAGACAGGCGCTTCGTGTTGGACACAAACAGCCTCGCCTGCTACCAGTTGGAGGATCAGGAGACCGTCGAGCATGTTGACTTGCTGGATCGGGCTCCCCAGTTCCCGCGCTCGCACCTTCCCGGCGTCGTGGTGTTGGTGCTCGAAGCAACGCATGCATGCAATCTTCGGTGCCGCTATTGCTTTGTCCAGACGTTCTACGAAAATCAGGCTAGTACCATGAGCGTGGATACTGGCCTTGAAGCAATCAATCATTTCTTCTCTGACTACAAGAATCGTATTCCCCCATCTCTTGGGTTTTTTGGGGGAGAGCCGCTGCTAAATTGGGGTTTGATCGAGGCGGCAACTCCATATATGAGTGCTTTTTTCAGCCAGAAGAGATTGATGCCGAGATTCTCATGCACAACAAATGCCACGTTAGTAGATGAGCAGAAGGCTGACTTCTTCCGAAAGCACAGGTTTTCCTTTATCGTTTCGCTGGACGGGCCGCAGGAGCTTCATGATCTGATCCGAGTCAAAGCGAACGGAAAGGGCTCGTTCGAGGACACGATGAGGGGCCTGTCGATCCTGTCGGATCGGGGGGTTCGAGGAATCACTCTCCGAGGCACGTTCACAAAGAACGCTGTCCAACTAACGGAGCGGCTCTCATTTCTCAATCGGTTGTGTGAGCAGGGGATCGCTCAGGGAGTGTCGGTCGAGCCGGTCTCCCTCACGGAGAGCACGTGCATGCGGAATGGTGAGGAAATCGGATTTACAGAACAGTCGGCGTTGGAGTGTCGCGAGGAGTACCTCCGAGCTGCCGATTGGTTCGTAGACACAATCAGAAAGGGGGGACGACCTCGATGGCACCAGGTTCAGAAAACACTGGAACGGTTGGCATGGACGCAGCATGCTCCGTCTGAATGCGGGGCGTCGCAGGGATATGTAGCTGTGGCTCCGGACGGTGAGATATTCAGTTGTCATCGCGAGATGAATACTGGGATTGGGAATCTGCATACGGGAGGAATTGACGAGGCCAAGCGAGCGGAATGGGCGGACAACCGACTCTATTGCCGACCCAAATGTATGCAGTGCCCGATCCGATGGGTTTGTGGAGGAGGCTGTCGCGAGGAGTCGAAGACAAACTGTGCTTCGATTCATGAGCCGTGGCCTGTCGCGTGCGCGTTCAAGCGGCTTTTCGTAGAATCCGCCCTGTGGATTCTGTCGGAACTCGATGAATCGGAACTCCGGCGAGTGGTTTCTCCTCCGCGTCGCAGGAAAGGAAAACGATGAGAGTCGCGCTGGTCAGGGAGGCGGGCGGCTTTGGCGACGTGCTGACCGTTGGAGCTGCTGCTTGGCAAAGAAAGCGTGAGCGGCCTCATGATCGAATCGGGGTGTTCGTCCCGAACGAGTTCTGTCATGTTGCGAAGCACCTACAAGGAATTGACGAGATCATTTCCTTGGGCCCGCTCAGGAAAATCAAGGAGTCCCGCCGTGTGCGGGATGCTCCGATGGAGGTAGACACCAGTCCCTATTTGCAGAGGGTTTTCGATTGGGGGCCGGATGAGATCGCAGATTGTTGGTGTCCGGGATTCCAGCATGAAGTCTCGTCGAACCAGCAGGTCTACTTCTCTAGGGCTCAGAGTTTTGCCTTGGCCGCCGGAGTTGAAGATGTGTCTTCCGTCCGACCACATTGGAGCACATTCCGAGAGGATCGGGAAAAGGCGGACCGCTGGATGTACGAACACGAAGTCAGTGACGGGTTCATCGGATTAGCGCTTCGGGGTACTTGCTCCTGTCGAGTCTACCCGAAGCATCAGGCCGAGCGGCTGGTTCGGCTGTGTGCTCGGACGGGCAGAGCAGTGGTTGTGTTCGATTGTGTCATCCCTCATTTCGACGTGGGACCTGCTGTTGTTACACACTTCGATTGGGAGACGTTCGCCGCGGTGCTCGCCAGGTGTGGCCTGCTCATATCAGTGGATTCTGGCCCAATGCACTTAGCAGCAGGGGTTCAAACGCCCAACCTGATCTTGTTTGGATCGACATTTCCAGTGGCTATCGGAACGTATCCACTTGCTCGACCACTCTCTGGGAAGTCGCCAAGATGTAAGCTGCCATGCAATTATTCGCCACGACGTGGTTGGAACAAAGTTCGGTGTCGGGAGCACGGATGTGACAGAATGCTCTCGATCCAGGCGAATTCTGTCTACCGACTCGCAGTCAAAATGCTGAAAGGGCTCGCGTGAAACTCACGGTCTCGATGTTCACATTCAACCGATATGAGTTGACCCGCCTGTGTGTTTTGTGGTTTCTGAAGCGTAGGCCGGAGAATTGTGAGTTCATCGTGTTTGACGATGGCAGTGATGACAGGGCGTTGCTCGGATTCCTGAAGAAGCAGCAGCGAGCGGGAAATCTGTCGGTGGTTCATGGGGAGCAACACGAGCCGGTGGAGAGTAAGGTTGATCGGGATAGGAGACTCGGAGCTCAGCGACGGAAAGCCGTGGAGAGGTTCATGGAATCGGGGAATGACTACCTCTTCCTCATGGACAGCGACGTGATTTTTGCGGAGGGCTCCATCGAGGAGGCGATCCGGGATTTAGAGATGTTGCAAAAGCGCGAGGCTCTGAAAGCTGGGTCTATCACAATGCATGCCCTGATTACCATGCACGCTCAGAGCCGGGTACAGGATGCGATTTACTCACGAGTCAATATCAGCGGGGAAGCTCATTGGTTGCTGCCTCGTTCCAGCATTGAGCGGGCTGGAAACCACTTCCGGCCGACGAATAAAGGGTTTGCGGACGAGCAGCTTCACGCGATGTGGCGTGCTGGCCTCGTCCACTACGAACGATCATGGCCCCCATATCGAGTGCAGCATCTTGGATTCGGGGGGGCGGCGGCCTCGATGATCTATGCGGACCACAACGGCAAGCCGTTCTGGACAACCGGACCCTATCAGTGCAATCATCGACACGGGCAGGGCCGACTGCTCTGTGTGCCTGGTTTTGATGTGATGTACTTCTCGGAGTGCTTGAACGCATGTAGCAGCGACGAAGAGGGAGCCAAAGCGTACCTGAAACACAAAGGAGTTTGATCGTGAAGGGACACATTCTGCTGACCCGACGGAATCTCTTGACGGGCGAGAGGCATGTCGATAAGTGGTCGAACGTGATCGTGAACAACTGCCGGGTCCAGGAGAGTCGTCTGATTGCAGGGGATGGGCTGGCAACTCGATACATCAGTCAGATCGGATTCGGAACCGACGGAACCGCCGAGAGCGCTTCGGACACGGCTCTGACTGCTCCTGTTGCTGTCGCGGTTGGCACGGTATCCTATCCGTCCGGCAGCTCAGTCAAGTTCGAGGCGACGCTCCCGTCTGGCACCGGGAATGGGACCACATTCCAGGAGATGGGCCTGCTCTGCGTGGACAATTCGTTGGCGGCGCGAAAAGCGTTTGCCGCTATGACCAAAAGCTCTATCTGGGAATGGTCTGTCGAATGGACCATTCAGTTCAGTTGAGTCTCGTCAAATCCCTTGAATTGATTCCGCAAGGGATTTGACGAGAGTTATGGGATTAGGAGGACGTTATGAAAGATGAAATGAAAGTCTTGGCTGACCTCGGTCGAGGCAAAAGCGGGGCGTCGGTCGTTGACGAGGCTCGCCCACTGAGAGGAAAGCTGGTCGTCAGAGAGGTTGACGCGAAGACCGGAGAATTACTGTCTGAGGAGGCGACTGAGAACATCATCACGTCCGCCGCCCTGAGCCAGGTGACTCATCTGCTGGGGGGAGACACGGCGAACAACTATGTGAATCGAATGCAGTTTGGGACCGGATCATCCGCTCCGGCAGTGGGAAACACGGCGTTACAACAGCCGATCACCCCACTGGTCAATGTGACCTATTCCTATCCAGATGCGTTGCCATCCAGCTACCGAGTCACATTTCAAGGCCAGTTGCTGTCCGGGCAGGCGAACGGGTTTGCGATCACGGAGGCGGGTCTGGTCTGTGCAGACAACACTCTCTTCGCCAGGCGGACGTTTGCCGAGAAGGACAAAACGTCAGACAAGATTCTGACTTTTGATTGGACTGTGTCGGCTGGATAAAAAGAAAGCAGTGGGCCAGGCTATGCCCGACCCACTGCATTCGGTGCCAAGACCGCGACCATCACCACGACCATGAATCAAGCTGGATCAGCCGTTGGTGGGTCCGCTGGGGATGGGGGCGTTGACCCACCCCATCTGGCCGATGAGCTCGACAGCGTCGAGAGCGATGACGATGTCTCCGGGGATCGGGTCCTCGCGGTTCGGCGTGGAGTCCGTCGCGCTGCCCGTGACCTCGACGGCGGTGGGATTCGCGAGCACGACGTAGTTGTTGCCCACCTCCACCAACTGGCCGCGATACCAGTACCGTGCGCAGAGGACCGAGAGCATTGCCCCGAGAAACTTTTCCTTCACCACACCTGCCATTGTCCGGTTCACGCG